CAACATACTCAACGCATGCTACAAATAGTTATAGAGCCTGTTGAGGTTAAGGACGAGGTTCATGACTACTATGCCAATGACTTCCTAAACTGGTCCTTCATACAGTTGCATAAAAGACCAGTTATGGAAGTAACCTCACTGTCTATGTACTTTGGGGATATGAAAATGTTTGACATTCCAAAAGATTGGGTACGNATGCATCCAATATCTGGGCAGATACAATTATTCCCTGTATCTGGGTCTACTGGTAGCCTTATCCTCACTCAAAATGGCTCTTTTTTGCCAACTTTATTAGGTATATACCCAAATGCTCCAGGTCTATGGAGAATATCATATAGAGCGGGTATGGAGGATATACCGGATGACCTAGCTGAGTATATAATGAAACGTGCATCAGTAGGGGTATTACAAGTATGGGGCGACTTAATTATCGGTGCAGGTATTGCTAACCAAACTATTAGTATTGATGGGTTGTCCCAATCTATAGGTACTACCCAATCTCCAGAGTTCTCAGGTGCAGGTGCTCGTATCAAGAACTACATGGATGACATGAGAGAATTAGAGAAGAGGTTAAAAGACACATACCTAGGTATAAACTTAGGTGTAGTATAAGGGGTGGTATCAGTGTCAGGTATTGAACAATATGTAGGATATAACGCCCCTAGAGCGGACTTTAAGCCAGAAGCGTTTGATGCCCTTATAATCCAAAAAGGATATAGGGTGCTATGGGAGCAGGGTATGTTCTGTTCCTGCTACAATATGCAATCAGGTCAGCCGGACTATAATTGCCCTGCTTGCAAAGGTAAAGGATATGTATACTTCGGAGGTAAGATTACTAGAGCACTTGTGACTAGTATCAATGGTCACAGAGAGCAAGAACGTATTGGTCTATATGACATGGGGACAGCATATTTAACCCCACTAAGCACAGACAATGTAGGATTTCGTGACCGATTTACATTTTTAGACTTCATTGTAAAGTTCTCTGAGGTGATAAAGAGAGGTGCCCCTGGTACCGCAGATGCTTTAAGGTACGAAGCTATAGATATTATAGCTTTACGTAATCTGAATACAGAATACAAAAGAGAAGTAGATTTTGAATTATCAGAGGATAAAAGACACATTAAATGGATAACAGAGCCCTTATACGAGAATGACCAGTACTCTGTCCTTTACACAATCAGACCGGTGTATATAGCTATAAATCCTATTCATGAACTACGTGGAACTTATACTAAACAAGGGGCTAGAGGTCTAGAGAATTTTGTATCACTCCCTAAACAATTCCAAATTAAAAGGGAGGACTTCATAGAATATGATAATCCGTTCCAAGGCTAGTATAGGGCTAGATCTCTCTAAAGACTTTGACAGGATAGCTAATATGTCAGTCTCTAGTGTTGCTAAGGCAGTAAGAGACGCATGGATAGGGGAAGCCCTAAATAGATTAAATACCACAGCTAACGATTATGTTAGCAGTATAAGAACTAGGTTTTATAGAGGTGCATCAGAGTTTGTAGCTGAAATATACCTAGAAGGAAAATGGGCTAATGCTTTAGAGTCAGGGTTTGGTCCATTCGATATGAAGCCAGGGTTTGCTAGAAGTAGCAAAAAGAAAATAAGCCAGGAGAATCAATGGTATTTACACATACCATTTAGACACACAACTCCTGCGGCTACTGGTAGGACTGGCATACCAATGCCTAGCTCAATATATAGGAGAGCGTCACAACTTCCACAATGGGGTAGAATGCAATCTAATAGACCACCTGCTACTTCCTGGACAGGGTACCAACATAAGGGCGACATATATGATGGTCTTACTAAGGTACCGGAAACCCCATCTGGTACTAGAAGTGCTTACTTTACTTGGAGAACTGTTAGCCAGAACAGTGACCCTAAAGCATTTATACACCCAGGATTTGAAGGGGTACACATTGTGGACAGCTTAGATCCCTATATACAAGACACCTTCTCCTTAGTATTTGCTTCCAATGCTCAGCACGTACTGGGGGATAATAGGAGGAGATAATATATGATACCGATAGTCGAAGATTATTTAAGTGAATTGATACAAAGTAAGTTAGACTTTCTGAAAAGCAACCCAGACCGAATTGGTAACATATTATCAACTAGTCAGGCTAGGATTGACAGACTAAAAAACTTCATAGGGAATAACCCTATCAGGGTGATAAAGGGCTATCCTAGGACTCCTGCTGAATTACCTTGTATCTGTATATTATTGTCTGGGGAAAATGAAACGCAAGAAGGTCTAGGTGATTATGATAATACAGATGAGTATGATATACTAGAAGCAACTATTGAAGCTGAGGTCATTGATAAGGTAGGGGGCAGACTAGAAGTACCTTATATAGAGCTGCCATATAAACCAGTAGTTAATGTATCTAGTATTGTCCACAATGATTTCGGCACAGTAATACAAGATGATGACTATGAGATTTATAACCCTGATTTAGGGTTAGTGGGATTTTATACTGGAATGGTAGAAGATGGTGATACAGTTACAGTTACTTTTACTTACCGTAACTCCAGTACAGATTTAACCCAAGTGTTGTATGAGGCTAACTACAGACTGGAAATATGGGCTCTTAATGCAGATTTGGTTGTAGAGCTGTATCACCTAGTGAAATGGGCTCTATTATCTGGTAGGGACCATCTTGGTTCTGATAGAGGTATCATTAGACAGAGATTAGGGGGAGCAGATTTTGAACCAGCCCCTAATTACTTCCCAGAGTTTGTGTACAGACGTGCCCTCACATTCTGGTGTCAATTCTCAGTATCAGCCCCATATGAGGAAGAAGCAAATTACATTGATGGAGTAGTAATAAATCAATTAGAATACAGAGGGGAATTTGGTGGAGGTGATAAGTGATGGCTAGAGACAATAAGCAAGCAAAACAGGAACTTAAACAGGAACTTAATGGTACTTCTAAAACCTTGACACCACGCATCCATATTAATGAATTTATGATGTTACACGCAAACCTAGATGAGATGCAGAAAGCAGGATTCAAAGCGATATGTAAAAAAGAATGGATGCGTAAGGAAGAATGGCAAGAACAATTAGATAAGTATTTGAACAAAAATAAGAGAGGTGTTAAATGATGGCTATTAATCAATATGGAGTAGTTTTTAATGGTCGTAGGATTGTACATCCCGGTGCTTATGATGCTGTAGATGCTTCAGCTACTACAATAGTTAGTGGCGGTAGTTTAAACATCCCTATAATCATTGGTACAGCAGAAGCAGGTGAATCCGGTAAAGTTATGTGGTTTACTGATGCTTCTGAGGTACGCAGACAGTTACGTGGTGGGGATTTAGTTATTGCTGCTGAATTAATGTTCTCCCCTATACCTGAAGGTGGGGGTGGAGCTAGCGTTATAGGATTACTAGTAGCTAACTCTACACAACGTGCTGAAAAAACTGTAGGAGGATTGAAAATTCAATCTCTTGAATATGGTAATGGTGGAAATCGTATTCAAGCTAAAATGGAGAATGGTACTATTGATGGAACTAAAAAATTAACTGTTCATCGTTGGGATACAGAGCAGTTAGAAATATTTGACAATCTAGGTGCATTATTTGTAATCAGTCATACAGGCTCAGAGCCATATGCCGAAATTACAATTACAAGAACTTCTGGAGAAGCTACCTCATTGGAAATTAAAGTAGGTGAAGACCAGTCTAGTGCTGTAACAGATGTGTTTTTAGACCTTACTAATGAACGCTTTTCTACTATTGAAGATATAGTTCAATACTTAAACAGCTTGTCTGGGTATACTGTATCTTATGTGGATTATGGTAGAAATGCTGATTTACCTGTTAGCAAATTAGATGCTATATCTGGAGCAGATATTAAAACAGCTAGACATATAATGTCTGTAGAAGGAGATATTGAATTACAAGTAAATAGGTTTTCTGAATTGGTTAATGTTACTGTCACAGGACCGCTTTCTAACTTTGATTTCACTTACTTGACTGGTGGTTCTGCTGGTACTACTCCTTCTAGTTGGTCTGCTCATTTTAATGTAGTTAAGAAGCACTTTTCTGATATTCTAGTGGTATTGAGTGACTCTGAAGCTATTCATGCAGAAGCACTAACCCACATACAACAAATGGAGCTACGTCAGCAAAAACAAATGCTATTTACTGGTGGTGCTGTTGGAGAAACCGTAACAACAGTAAAACAACGTGCTGCTGCTCTAAATAGTTCTCGTGCAGTACTAGCATATCCTGGAATTTACCATAAGAGTGTTGGGAATGGTAAGAAAGTCTTAGCCCCTTACTTTACTGCTGCTATGATAGCAGGACGTGTATGCGGGGTAGATGCTTCTGAACCTATCACATTTGACTATTTCAACCTAGTAGGTCTAGAGGTAGACTTATTGGCAGGTGACCCAGTAATTGACGAGCTTATATCGGCTGGAGTATGTACTCTTGAAAGAGTGGAAAATGATGCTATACGATTGGTACAAGGTATTACAACATATCTGGGACCGAATAACTCATTATTCCGTGAGATTTCTGTAAGACGTGGTGCTGATAAATTGTCAGATACTATGCGTAGGTCTATGGAGGATACTTTTGTAGGAAAGAAAGGTTTGCGAGCTACTGCATCAGCAGTAGAAACTAAAGCTATTGATGTCTTAGAGCAAGCTATAAAAGATGGAGATATTACAGCCTATAGAAATATAGTCGTACGTTTCGTAGGTTCAGTTGTATATGTAGATTATGAAGTAGCTATGGTTGAACCTATCAACTTCATACTAGTAACATCTCACTTTGTACCAGATTCTATTATAAGTACAACAAGTGAGGAAGAAATCTAATCGGAGGTGACCACAAATGACTACAGCCGCTAAACAATCCGTACATTCCGGTCACACCATTAATATCCGTATAGGTGCTACAATTGTAGGACGTGTACAGGGTCTTGATGGTGAGCGTTCTTTCGGTACAGAAGGTGTATATGAAATTGGTTCTATCATGCCTCGGGAGCATGTTCACAACCGATATGAAGGTACCTTATCTATGGAACGGTTCTTCGTTCGTAATAAGGACCTAGCTAAAGCTGGATATGCTTCTGTAGGTGAGGAAGTACTTAAAAAAGATATTATCACTATAGAAGTTGTAGATAAATATACAGGAAAAGTAGTACGTTCTTATCATGGTTGTAGTATTGTTAACTATCGTGAAACATTCCGGGTTAACTCTATTGCAGGAGAAAACGCTACTTGGACATATTTATATGCTAAGTAATTGAGTCTCATATATAGGGCATGGGTATTTTTAAAGTCACCCATGCCCCTATTTTATTTATGAGTAAACTTATAGAGGAGGAATTGCAATGGCAGATATTAAACCAGAGGTACTGAAAACATTACGTTCAGAGGATACTTTACTGAAGATTAAACAAGGCAAGCGTAGAACTCATACATTCAAGGTAGATTTCAGTGAAATCAATGAGAAATTCGTAGGTACATTTACAGTACATC